TAGGCGGTCGGCTTCGGTCAAGGCATTAAGTGAGTCGTCAATAACGTTATCAAACGCCCTCTTGACCATTGAGCGGATACTTGCGTTTTTCTTGAAGTATTCGCTATCTTTAACGCCCTCACTTCTAAACTTGTTACGAGTGATGTACTTTAATAGGCGTTCTTTACCGCCTTGACTTACTCGCCCTTCGTTTAGTGCTAGGATTTCGATTAATTTCTCATAACCTAACCCTTGCTGTTTTAAGCCTTCGCCTAAACATTGGTCAAAGTCTTTAATATCTTGATTCATATTCTCAAGCATTAAATCCTCGTCACGATGTTGTAGCGGGTTTTTGGCATTCTCGACAATCACCTCGATTTCGGGGCGTTTGTTTAAGTCTGCCATTGAGTTTTTGACTTCGGATAACTCGGCAATTGCCTCGGCTTTATCTTTAGCGGTTAACTCGTCAGTGAGTGTTATAGCCTCGTCAATTTCTTGTGCGACTACTTGCTCGTTTGTTTGTTTCTTGCTCGACTTAGAGCGGGATTGTTTTTGGGTTTCTTTTTTCATACTTCCTCGTTTTTAAAACGACCACGAAAGTGCGACCGTTAAGAGAATTATACATTAATGTGCTTAATACTCAATAGTGATATTGAACAAAGTATAAAACTAAGTGATTACATTGTATTAATATTTATATGTATAAAATCTCGGAATCCGTCCGCCCTTTAAATTTTCGTATCCGATACGAGAAATGATTCGACGACCGTCGACGACCGTCGAGGGCAGAATGTTTTGATCGTGGATTCCTTTCGGGGCGGGGTAAAAACGGCGAAAGTGCGAGGGCGGGCAACCCCTTTCAAAAAAAACAACAATCGGGGAAACCCACCTGAGTATAAAATTGTTATTTTTTCAAAGTAACACCAGGTAATTTCGGCATAATAATATATTTTATGAAAATACTTTGAAATAATTTGACGCACTCTTTATTTATAGGGTATAATATTGTATATCTTTTCAAAGTAACACTCTATTATTCCTAGAAAGGTTCTAAAGAAGAAAACTTTATTTATTATTCTATAAAAAACCTTTTAGAATATTCTAGGAATCAACTATAACAATATTTTTAGGGTATAATACTAGTATGGCAAACAAAGGTGAAATCTCAGTTGACTCTGAGAAAGAAATTAAAGAGATAGAACAAGAATTAGAAGAGGAACTACGCTATGCGGTAGCTTCTGCTAAAGGAATAGTACCAGCAGATGCTGTAATCAAGATTGAACGCAAGTTAGGTAGACCAACTGGTGGATTATCCCAGGAATCTAAGGCAGCTGGTGGTAAAAAGTCTCGCATTAAGCGAGGTCAGAAATATAAACCAGCAAGTGATGATTATTCTAAGGTAGAAGAGATGGTTACTATTGGATTAGACCAACATACTATCTCTAAAGTAATGGGTATTTCTAATGCTACACTTACCAAATATTTTTCACATAATTTATTGGTAGGTAAAGAAAAAAGAACTGCACGAGTTGCAGGTGTAGCCTACGAAATGGCAGTATCAGGTGAATCTCCTAGTATGACTACGTTTTGGTTAAAGACGCAGGCTGGCTGGTCACCTAAACACCACGTTGTTGTAGAGGATAGACAGTTTGATATACAGTGGGCCGCAAATGAGACAGATATTGCAGATGCAAACCAGATTCTAAGGGATAAAGACGATAAGGTACACTAAACTTTATGCAAGAGGAGAGGAAACCCATAATAATTCCCTATACACCAAGGGAATTGCAGAGACACTTACATACTCACTTAGATAGATTTAATGTTGTTGTATGTCATAGAAGATTTGGTAAGACTGTATTTGCTGTTAATGAATTAATCAAGTCAGCAGTACAAGATATAGGGGATGGCAAGAGAGCACCACGATATGCTTATATAGCACCACTATTTAAACAGGCTAAGACAGTTGCTTGGGATGAATTGAAGAGGCTATGTGTTGTATTTCCAGATGTTAAGTTTAATGAAGCCGAGCTTAGAGCCGACTTCCTTGGAGCTAGGATACAACTGTATGGGGCTGACAATTATGACACTCTTCGTGGAATTTATTTAGACGGAGTTGTGCTCGATGAATTTGCTCAGATGAACCCAAAGATGTTCTCTGAGGTAGTAAGACCAGCACTTAGTGACAGGAAGGGGTATGCCATATTTATTGGTACACCAAAGGGAAAGAATGATTTTTATGATTTATACCACTCAGCACCAGAGAAGAAGGGATGGGCTAGATTCTTATATAAGGCGAGTGAAACAGGGATATTAGATGATGAAGAATTGGCACTTGCGAAACAGGATATGGCAGAAACTGAATTTGAACAAGAATACGAGTGTTCTTGGTCTGCTGCACTTAGAGGTGCGTATTATGCTAAAGAGATTGAAACTTGCTATGAAGAAGACCGAGTGGGGAAAGTCCCTTATGACCCGGCTAAACAAGTAGTAACAGCCTGGGACCTTGGGGTTTCAGACGCAACAAGTATATGGTTTGTACAATTTGTAGATAAAGCAGTACACGTTATAGATTATTATGAGAACTCAAATGAAGGTTTGCCTCACTATATCGATGTTCTTAATAGGAAAGGTTATCATTATGGAGCACATATTGCACCTCACGATATTGTAGTTAGAGAGTTTTCTACAGGTAAATCGAGAAGGGACCTGGCTTATGACTTAGGAATAGATTTCCAAGTCGCACCTAAATTAAAGGTAATGGATGGTATTGATACTACCAGAACTTATTTGAACAAGTGTTGGTTTGATGCAGATAACACTAAGAAGGGCTTAGAAGCATTACTACAATATAGAAGTAGTTATGACGATAAGAAAAAAATCTGGTCACAGAAGCCAGTCCACGATTGGACTTCACACGCCAGCGATGCTTTTAGGTACTTATGTATAACAGACGTAGTATTTACTGGCAACGACAGTGTCTGGGGAAAGGAACTCCCTAAGACTGATTTAAGTTGGATAGTATAGGAGAAGATATGAATCCGAAATGGTTTGAAAATAAGATATTAGAGATGGCAGAGGACATTAAAGACATCAAAGAGATAATGAAGATTGTAAGTAAGAGTCCACCGCCCCCTAAAGAAACGAAGTACCCTATTAATAAAGGTAAATAATTTATGGCTAAAATGACAAAGAGGGAGCTATCTGCTCACTTAGAGCAGGAAATAAGTTCCGCACTAGGGTATAAAGATGGCAAACTTACCGCACAACGCTCAGACGCATTAGACCGCTATTACGGTAAGAAGTACGGTAATGAGCAAGAGGGCCGTTCTCAAATTGTCACTAGAGATGTAGCAGATGTAATCGAATGGATTATGCCTAGCCTTATGAAGATATTTACTTCGGGTGATAAGGTAGTGCAATTTGAACCACAAGGTCCAGAAGATGTCGAGATGGCAAAACAGTCCACTGACTATACTAACTATGTTATTATGCGTCAGAACCCCGGCTTCAGTATTATATACCAGTGGTTTAAGGATGCTCTGCTACAAAAGAATGGTATAATAAAGCATTACTGGTCAGATGAAAGTGAGACATTAAGAGAAGAGTATAAGAACTTAACAGAAGAAGAGTTCACAGCTCTCTTAATGGAAGACAATGTAGAAGTAAAACAGCATACTGAAAATGGTGGTGATCAGGAAGAAGACCTTCTTTCTTTAGAGCCGAAAGAACCAATAACTCACGATGTTGTAGTAAATAGAACATATGAGGAAGGACAGGTTAGAATAGAAGCTGTACCTCCAGAAGAATTTTTGATTAACAAATATGCTAAGACAATACAAGATGCACGATTTGTTGCTCATAGAGTAAAGAGAACTAAGTCAGAATTAATAGAACAAGGCTATCCTAAGAGTAAGATAGAGAATGCTTTTAATAATGATGAAGCAGATTATAAGTCTGAAAGACTTTCTAGATTTTCACACGAACAAGACAATGCACCAGAAGGTGATATAGATGACGGTCTATGGGTTGTTGAATGTTATACAAGAGTAGATTATGACAACGATGGTATAGCCGAATTAAGAAAAATAACGAAGGTTGGAGACGAACTGTTAGACAATGAGGCTGTGGATAGTGTTCCCTTCTCCTCCCTTACACCTATCCCAATGCCTCATAAGTTCTATGGTCTGAGTATTTATGACTTAATCTCTGACCTTCAACTAATTAAGACTACCTTAATGCGTAACTTATTAGATAATATGTATCTAACAAATAATGGGCGTTATGAAGTAGTCGAAGGACAAGTAAATTTAGATGACCTAATGACTTCTAGACCAGGTGGTATTGTAAGAGTACGCACGCCTGGTGCGGTTAATCCTCTAGGAACACCGCAACTAGACCAGAACTCTTTTAATATGCTAGGCTACTTAGATAGTATTAGAGAAGAACGAACTGGTGTTAGTAAGAACTCAATGGGTCTATCTGAAGGTGGCTTGAAGTCACATCAAACTGCTACAGGTATAGGTCAAGTTATGACCGCAGCACAGCAGAAGATAGAATTAATAGCAAGAGTATTTGCTGAAACAGGTATGAAGGACCTGGCACAATCTGTATATCAATTGGTACAGAAGTTTGAAAAGCCAGAAAAAATTGTTAGGTTAAATAACACTTGGACTACTTTGTACCCACACGAGTGGAAAGACAAGGTTGATTGTACTGCACAGGTTGGTTTAGGGTTTGGTAATAAAGATATGAACCTTATGCACTTAGGTAGGTTGGCACAAACAATACAAATGATTGCACAACACCCAGCAGCAGGTATGTTACTCAAGCCTAAGAATGTATATAACTTGGTAGCTGAGCAGATAAAGGCTATGGGTATGAAGAATGTAGATGACTTCATTACAGACCCAGGCGAT